TTTCTCAGGATACTTGTACTTGTTGAATAAAGACTGTGCCAGTTCCAGAGTTGGTTTTAACTGCAACTTTGAAAGATGATCTCAGCTGGCCCCAGTTGTTTTGGTCATAAACATCGGTAACAGAACTAGAGTCGTGATTGACAACAATTCTTGTACTGAAGTATCCATCAACTCTCGATGATGTCTTAACTTCACTCACAATTTTATGTTCAAAGTCAAAAGCAGGAACACCAGATACAGTAAGTGAAACAGCGTCACCAACAACAAAAGGTGATGCCATTCCTTCTGGGAAATCTAAAGTTGTTTTGGTACCTACAGTAATACCAACAACCCTTAAAGTTGTTACAGGTCCAAGAGAAATTCTTGAGCTGTCTAAAGTATGTACATAATAATCATCAACTGTTGCAGTTGGATTGGTACCAATTGCAACATGAACACCAGCACCTTCAGCAACAACTCTTAGAGTATCACTCTGTTTTGCGATAACTCCTGTTTGTACTGAAGATGTACTAGTGGCGAAGGTTGTATTTACACCAACTGATCTAGTTGCAGCCATTATCTTTAAATTACAATTGTTGTATAGTAGTTATTTATTATTCTTCTGTCTCTGGTTCAGAATCAATCTCAACATCAGATGCAAATTCTTCCTCTCCACCTTCTTCAGGATCAAGATTCACATCACCATCAAAGATTGATGCTGCTACATTTGGTCTGATTGTTTCGATATTTTCTGCACTCTTTGCAAAAAGAACATCTTTAATATGATCACTAATTTGGGAAGAACTACCGTCCGTCACCAAAAGATCCATAAGTTCATCCATGTCTAAATGATTTCATTACATTGGTATTTAGATGACTCCCTGACCACCCACATCTGGATCCTTAGGAGATGATGTGTTTTGAATTGCATTTCCAGATTCTACAGGAGGTTGTTCACCAGGAACTGGTGCACCACCTTCCATTGCCATAGGATCTGCCATTGCATTGGGGTCAGGAATGATACCTTCTTCTATTTCTTTTTCAATGAGGGTATCTTGCTCAAGAATTTCACTATCATTCTGATGAAGAACATGTCTTCTTACATAGTCCTGTGAATAGAATCTACCAATATAAGGTTCAACAGTCTGAAGAAGATTAAGTCTCTCAGTCAGAAGTTCTGCTTCCTTCAGTTCTGCAAAGTGATTGTCATACAGGAAGTCATACTGAATATGGTCATTCATATACTCCCAATCTTCAGGGGTAATGACATTCTTCAGGATAAGTTGAGTCTTCAACATATCACTGAACATTGCAGAGAATCTCTTTCTCATTCTTCCAACAAACTTGGAGAACTTGACTTCATCTCTCAGGATTTCAGAAGAACGACCCAGTGACATACCACCACCTTCACCTTCAATTCTGGTCTCAGGAACATTCAATGCTCTGTAGAGTTTCCTTTGGAAGTAGTTGATGTCAGTAATCTCACCAAGGTTCTGACCACCAGGAAGTGTAGTAATCTCAGTACCACGACCACCTTCACGTCTAGGAAGCCAGAAGTCTTCCATCATGGACATGAACTTTTTGTCGTCCTTGATTTCACCAGTGTCTGCGTTATATACCAGTTTGTTACGATATCTCATCATAACATCACGGAGATATTGTTCTGCCTTCATCTTAGGAAGGTTACCAACATCAATATAGAAGATTCTTCTTTCTGGTGCTCTTGAAAGTCTGTAGATAACAAGAGAGTCCTCAATCATCATCAACTGATTTAGAGGTTTGATTGACTTATGCAACCAAGAAAGAGTGTTACCTTTATTTCTATCTACCAATCCAGAAGTACAATAAGTGACTGAATCTTTGGTCATCTTAATGCCTTTTACAGCACCACCATATCCAGAGGCAGAACTATTTCCACCTTGACCACCTGGTGTATAGATGAAATATTCTTCAATTTCTGGAAAGTCATATCCAGTTCCTTCACTACTTGTGAACTGTTTTTGTGCTGTCTGAACACTGTCAGGACCTTTCTTCTTCAACTGTCTGACATACTTCATCTTAGAAGCGTCAATATATCTCAGTTCTTGAATACCTTCTTCAGGTTTTTTTGTATCAATTACTTTATTATAGTATAGTCTTCCGTCAATATACCAGTTACGAAAGATTTCATGAGCCTTCTTATCAAAATCAAGTAACTCAAGAATATACTTAAATTCTTCTCTAACTTTCTTTTTAATACCATCACTGGCATTCAGATTAGACAATTCAATCTGAACAGGACTGTCATTGGTATCTGAAACAATTGCTTCATTTACAATATCTTCAATTGCACTATCACACTCAGGATAAAGTGCCATGGAACGATACCTACGAATAAGGTCGTTCTCTGTTTTATATGTACCTTCAATATCTACATATGAACCAAAAAACCCTGAACTAACATAGTGTTCGGAACCATCATCCTTAGATGGTGGAACCGGAGATACTACGCCAGGTGAGGGTTTTTCGTTATCTTCAATTGAGAATCCAAATAATCTCGCCATTATGATTTATTGACTAGAAACTTCTGTTCTAGTATTTATCAACGTATCACAGTCTCATTTACGTTACCGGTGTTAGATTCCATAGAATCACCAATGGTGAAGTATTGAACCTGGAAGGAGACTGTGAATTCTTCAATCGCATTGGTTGAATCATAACTCAATGCAATTGCACTGATGTTGTCAGGCCAGATATCATAGAACTTATAAGTTCTAAGAACAGAATGCTCTCCACCACCATTTGTAGTGGAGAACTTCTCACGTCCTCTACCAAGTTGTTGAACATACGCATCAGTCATATAAGAACCAGGATTGGTGACACCAGTGTTGTCTTCCAACTTACTGAGAATGTTTGACCACTTCTCAAATGCGGTTCTGAGTTTGAAGTCCTCATCATTAATGATAGTAACAGTCCAAGGCTCAAAGGTCTTGTCTCCAGCAACTTTCAGATTTCTACCTCTGAAAGGAACATTGATTGGGGCAACAATCGAAGCAGGAAGGTTAGCGGCTTTACATAGGAACTTAAATGTTCCATTTTCACCGTTGTCACCTGAGTTCCAAGCTTCAGTGATTGCGGAAGGGAATGAGGGAATTGATACCTCAAACAGATTGGGGCGAGCCGCCCCTCCCTGTAGTTTTGATTTGAATTGGGAAATGGTTTTTACTTCAGCCATTTTTTTTGTACTCCTTTATTAGATGGTTATTGATAATGATCAGCCACGACCAGCAACTTCAGAGAACTGAATACCAGTTCTTGTAGCAACAAATGTGAGGGTAACGAAGTTAATTGACTTAGTTGGCTTCAGGTAGATGTCTGCCCTAAATTCGTTGTTGTCAATTACCTCAGGAGTATTGTTAGTGTCATCACAAACAACCAGGAAGTCATAAACACCTCTCTTAGCCTGAACATCTCTCAAGTATGGTTCAACAATGTTAACGAAATTCGACCTTGTGTTACTATCATTGAGTTCAAAGAGTTGAGCATTTGCAGCTCCTTCAAGTGCCTGTTCGACTGTAAGGAACAATCTTCTTACGTTGATTCTGTCGAATGCAGAAGCATAACCAAGACCTGTCTTGTCACCAAAGAGAATAATTCCACTACCTTTTTGGTTGATAATAGAGTTAATTCTTGCAGGATAAAGTTGGTCTCTCTGAGACTTATTGGGGTTGTATGCCAACTTGATAGCATTGTTCAGAGTTCCTCTTTGAACACCAGCAGGTGAGAACCAAGGGAAAGCAATGAGGTTAGTTCTAGTCATCAGACCAGCAACATCACCATTACATGGGATGTATCTGAACTCGTTATTGAATCTATCAAAGGTGTACTTATAACCACTATCAAAGATAGCATAAGACGAAGAAGTAAGTGGGGAGTAGAACTTCAGTAGATTTGATGTAGCGGTTGTTGTGTTAGTAACATTAACAACGTTTGCTCTATGTGGTGAGATTGTTGCAACACAATCCTTTCTCGACTCTGCAATCGAAATGACCTTATTTGCCTTGGCTTGTGATTGTGACTCATCACCTAGACCAGGACCCATGATGACATAATCAACTTCGATCTCATCTTTATTAGAGAACAAGTCATAAGCAGTATTCAATTCTCCCAGTTGAGCCTCCATTCCGCCATTTGCAGAATAGTCAACACCACCAGTAAAGGTATAACTTACAGGACCAATAGAACTAAATGTCACACCTTGTGCTTCTTGTCCCCAAAGTCCAGCACCAGTAGTGATTGGAGTGAATGCGGCAGAGAAACCTGCAGCCAATGGAGTAGTTCCCCAGTAAGTATCAGGTCCTTGTGAAGGATTCTTACCTGCATAAATGTATACTGAATTGTCAGCAACATAATTCTTATAATATGTTTTTGTTGGTGAGTCACCATCAGAAGTTGCATCAACTGCCTTAGAAAGATTGGTAAACTTCTCAAGAATGTTTCCTTGAATACCTGTGACCGAACCAGTATCGTCAACAACTACAACGTGGATACCATCATTTCCAC